CGATCGGTGGAGATGCAACGGATCCTGAGCAAGTTGTTCCACTGAGAACTGGAGCAGGTGTTCTTAACTTCTTCACCACTCAGACACAGACAGTTAACTTTGCTACTAACGCATCTCGAATCACCATTGGTGGTCAGGGTGGTAGCACTACTATTCGAAACAACTTCACAGTTGATGCTAACTCTCGTTTCAATGGTGATATCAAACTCTGTGGTGGTAACGCATCTTACTCCTTTGAAGGTCTAAGAGCACAACTAGGCACAGATGATTTTGCTCATGCTAGCGGTGAACTTGGTAACAACACATTTAACAGCAACATTGACATTATCAACGTCTCTGTCCTAACGGTTGCTGACTTTAACAACCCAACAACTGCTGAAATCGCTGCTGGTTTCAACAGAATTGATACTGCTGGTTCTACTACATGGGGTGATGCTTCTTATCAAGAGGAGATCACTGGAGGCGGTGCTGAAGGTGCTGATCTACCAGCAATTACTGGAGATGAGTTCTATCTGCCACTCAAGTATAAGCCAACTCCATACTTCCAAGCAGGTGACTATATTCTTCTTGACACTGTTATTACTGGTAGTGGTGTAACTGAACAGTATCCCGAACTTGTCAGAATTACTGAAGATGGTCTACAGGGAGCAGAAGCAGCACCTTATTACCTCAAGGTTCGCCGTCATCCACTTGGTTCATTCACCAAGTATAAGTTACAGCAACTATCTCCTGCTCTAGATTATCTGGAGACACACCCAGATACTACAAACATCTGGAAGTGTAACATCGCATTCGATGCTACATGGACAACTCAGACAGTTGATGCAACTGGTCCTGTTGATAACTTCTATCTCTCACAGTTTGGTGGTTCACTAACAACTAACGATTACGTTATCGTTGATCGTGAAGATACCAATGATGACGGAGACTTCAACCAAGGTGAAATCGTTAAGGTTCAAACCCAGTTGGATCAAGTTTCTAAGAAACTGATTGTTACCAGCGGTTGTGATAGTCAGAACGAAGTTCCAGTCTTCATCGTTGATAGTGTCACTGGCGACATCATCATGGGTGACGAGAATAGTCAGACTGCTATTACAAACATGTATGGTAGCTTGACACTGAAAGGTGGATGTGGTGCTACCCCAATCGTCAATGATATCTTTGATATCTTTGCTGATACTTCTGACAATGCCAAACTATCTCTAAGCAACAGAGACTTCACAACATTTGAAGTTGATACCTGCCAAGGTAACACAACTATTGGTAACGAATGGGGTTGGGTCTGGGCAGTCCAAGGATACTATGGTTCTACTGAGGTTGCTCATGATACAGATGCACCAGTTTATGTTTACACCAGAGATCCACAGACTACACAAGCAACAGGTCCACAAACTCTACTTGCTTCTACATTATCTGGTGGACAGACTGAATTCATGGTTGTTAACAGCATCACTGGATTTGAAACTGGTGACCTAGTTGCAATCATTAATGGTTCAACACAGGCAGAAATCATTGTTATCACTGATGATCCATATATTGATGCTACTACCAGTGAGCCACGTATTCCATTCCGATCTACTGCTGCATACCCATCAGGTGGTCGTGCTCAAGAAACAACATCGGCAGGATCATTCCTAGTTGGTGCTGTAGTTGTCAAGATCCAGAAGGATACCAGAACAACAACTCTATTGGAAGCACTACCTGCAACTGGTAGAACTCAGGCACCTTCGCCTAACACCAACCCTGATAGAATTGTCCTCAAACTTGCTAATGGTAATCTAGTTTCTCAGAAACTTGACTATGAGCAATTCATCAGAATTGGAACTGAATTCTTCTTCCCAGATAGCATTGACGGAACAGTTGATCCTAACTTCGGTGTCAAGATGCCTAAGAGCATCAGAGATACCAACAATGCAGCTGAACCAGAAGCAGGTATCAGAAGATACTTTGGCGGTGGTAAGTTAACAATCAATGATGATCTTAACATCAACGCTGGTAACTTCAGAATGTATGGTACAGATAGCAAGACACTTATTCTTGGTATCGCTAATGATGACGGTCACCCAGGTGACGGTGCAATTCTTGACCCAGTTACTGGAAGATCTGGTCTATACCTCAATGGTAGAGCAGACATCTACGGTAAGTTAAGAGTATTCCAGCAGACTTGCCAAGAGAACGGAACTTGTAACAATGAACTAATGTTCAATGTTAACAATCTTGACGGTTCAGTTGAGTTGGGTGCAAGTCTCTACATCAAGGGTCAAATTAAGGAAAATGCAGATAACACTGCTGAAATCCTCCACATTGACAATATCGGTGGTGCTGGCAACACTGGAGCTGGTCCTAAGGACTTCATCATGTATCAAGATGGATCCGTTGATGCTTTCGGTATCAGCAGATACTTCAACGCAAATGGTGGTCGCCGCTGGACTTATCTTGCAGCATCTACAACTGGTTTCGGACAAGTTGTTGCCAACCCACTACAACCTAATGGTAACTATCTCGTTAACCCATCTGCTAGCGGTAACATGGTTGTTTATCTACCATCCGAAACTGCTGAAACAGGCGACATGATTAGGTTTATAGATATTAGTGGTAATCTATCCTACAATGCAAACTTAATCATTCGTGCCCTACCAATCGGAACAACTGCTGTTCCTATCCAAGGAGACAGCACTGGAACTAAGGCACAAGCAGGTTCTGCGGAACCATCTGCACTCGCATGGGATAGTGGTGAACTTATCGTCCAAACACGAAATGCATCCTTCGGTCTAGTTTATGTTGGTGTGAGTGACGCAGTGGGTGATCCAAATGCATCCGAAATTCCAACAGACCTACGCGGTTGGTGGTTAGTCGAACTCTAAGAGGAACATGGCAGTAAGATACGGTATCGTCAAGTTCATGAAAAGTGCCAGAATTGGCACTATCATGCCTTGGTCTGGGGATGGTAACACAGGTTTCGCCCTGTCTAACATCCCCCAAGGTTGGATTGTTTGCGATGGAAAGTTACAGGATGCTGCAAGGTATCCTCTGTTAGCAGCACAAATTGGCGACACTTATGGTGCTGATGCAGCATATGGTGGAACTTTTCCAGAATATACTGGAAAATTTCGCGTGCCAAATATGACGCTGCAAATGCCGATTGACTTAGAACCAACGCATCTCGCACAGACAGCATATCAATATGGTCAGGTTGATGCATATGATGTGTTGGTAACTAATTCTTATACTGGCGATGCACTAGTTGGTGGATTTGGTAGCATTAGTTTGAATGCACCTATTCCTATCACTATCAATGCCAACACTGATATTGATTTTACTGTGGATGCATCCATCTCAATGAGTGGAAAGTTCACAAATATTTCAATTGCTCCACCAGACTTTAGTGCTACTGTTTATACTATTAACAGAAAGTTAGGTATCAACCACACTCCTGGTCACTCACACCCAGGAACATATAGTAGAGCAACAGCACAATTTGCTGGACCACAACCATTTGAACCAACTGGTATTACAACTGGTGGTGGTATTTCTGGTAACTGTGTTACTGACTTTGGATATTCTGAATGTCAGTTGACAGCACCAGATACTGCACCATCATGGCAGCAAGGTAGAAATACTATCACATATTATGGTGATGAGCAGCATGAATTTACACTACCACAGACAGATAAGTTTTATCTCTTTAGTGGAAGTGCATCTTGGGGTCAGGTTCCTGCACAATCATGGCCACCTTCTGGACAACACCCATCAGGAATTCAAAAAGCAGATAATTTACAATATCAATTTAATGGTAGCGCATACACAGCAACTTTTGATGTTTCTGATCCAGTAAAAACTCATGCTCAGGATGCATGGACTGGTATCTTCCCTAAACCAATGGAAGTTGCTAATAGAAGAAACCATTTTGGTCCTGTAGTTAACTACGATCCAGATACAGCTGCACCATGGAGTGTTGCTGGAGTTACAATTGAACCAACTGCTAGTTCTATTGATTTGCCTGCTGGTGCCAACATTGGCAATGCATATGAATTAAATGAGGTTGTTCCTTTTATGTGGGTATATCTTGATAGTGTTCTTGCTCCTGGCACACAGATTGTAGCAATTAGCAGAGAGGGATCATCGGACGCTAATTATGTTTACACTCTAGAATTATCACAACCAACAATTAACTCTGCTCAACTTACAGGTCAAACATTAGAATTTAGACACGGAACATATCCAACTACAACTAACAATATTACTTCGCAGTTAGATCCAAATAGTTCTTCTTTCTTGGGTCATAACCATGGTAGCTTTGAAATTATTCAGGGTCAAGGATCTCTTGCTGCTCCAACTGTCTTCGCAATCAACGACATCAGTTTAGGTACTGTTGCCCCTGAAGATATCAATGACGCGCTAAATATTATTGCTGAGGTATCAATGCCAGCACTAGTTGTTACGTTCCTAATTAAAGCATTCTGATGGCATCACACTACTCAAAAGAAAGAGCAAAATACGGATCTGGAACAGGTAGTATTATTGTTTGGCCAGTAGAATTGGCAAACACAGATCCAAACAGTGAGGACAATATCAGCGTTCTACCTGCTGGTTATTTGAAGTGCGATGGCACTGTCTATAAAGCAGATGATTATCCACAATTAGCAGAAATTTTGGGCGTAGGAACTGCATCCAAATTTATTCGATATGATATTAACAATGATCCAGTTGATATTCTTAATGACGATGAGTTCATTGTTCCTGACTTAGGTTCTAAGTATCCAAAACCAACCACTGGTGCTGCTGCTGGTTCTTATATTAACATCGTTACTGAAGATCAAAATGGTAACGAGAAAAGAAGATCTGGTATGGGTATCACTGCTACACCAACAGCAGGTGTAACGACTGGAAATACCACAGTTATTCAATTAAGTTATGTCGGAACTTTTACTGTTCCTTCCCATGAAATTCCACTGAAAGGAAAACCATCATGGTCAAAGGGAACAAATAATAGTGGATTTACAGATCAAGAAGCAGTTGATAGTTTGGCACTGCATTCCCACATGCACTTCTCAACCACAAATAGATTGAGAATTAAAACTACTAATGAAGATACCGAACCAAGATCTCAGGGTATTGGATCTTATTTTACTGCAACAACTATTCCAATTCAAGATTGGTTAGACAACACTCAGTATCCAAATGGTGGTAGTAGTGAAGGTGCTGGCACAAACCAACCACCATGTTGGGCAATTGCATCTGGTCAAACTTCTAGATCTCAACCAGTTGAAACTAACACAGGTTTTGAGGTTGTTTACTCTAACTACTGCTATGACTTGGCAGGATCTGCTGGTCTAAACTCATTGAGATATCAATGTTTGCTTACAAGTAGCACTAATTTTAGTTTGGAAGATGTTGACTTTGCTGCACCACCAAACTTTGTTAGCTTCGGTCTAGGACTTGGAAGTTGTAATCAGTTAGATCAGGGTAGTTATAATGATACTGGAACTGTTCCCGCTACCTATGTAACTGGTGCAACTGGCGTTCCTAATGATTGGAAAGGAACAAGTTTATCTGATGTTGTTCCATTAAATAGTAATACACAGTCGAAGACCCAACAATCATATCCTCAAGTCAATAATGTTTTCACTGAGATTGAAGAACTAGTGCAGAATGATGGTGATCCAACCATTCACTCACATAAAATTCTTCTCACTCAGGGAACACATACATACAAAATCAAAACAAACGGTTTCCTGTTGTCCCCTGACAATCTACAAACGACGTTGACACTGCAAACTGATCAAGTTGCTTCTCTTGATCAAATTACCAGTCCTTATATCATCATGGAATATCTAATTAAGTATTAAAGACGATGGTTGCAACAAATCCAAAGTATAGAAATAGAAGAGAACTCTATTACACAGATAAGTTTCCTGATAGTCAAGGCATTGGCACTATCATTCAGGTATTAAAATCTGTTGAGGGATCGTTCGATCACGAATATGTTCCCGCGATTGTTCCAAGTCTAGAAGGTGGAACAACTGCTTATACTGAAATTGCTGGTGATGCTGAACCAGAGAATAATCCAGAATATCAATATCCTGGTTACATCTATTGTGATGGATCGGAATATTATATTCACGATTATCCAGCACTCTTTGAAGCAATTGGAAATGATTATGGTGGCACTGCAAGTGATGGTATTGATATTATAAGTGGTGGCGCTGGTTGGGGTGGAACTATAACTGTTACTATTGATGCTCCCCCTAGTGGTGCTAACCAAGTATTTGCTGGTATTACTCCTGTTCAAGCAACAGCAGCGGCAACTATTGTTAATGGTGTTATTTCTGGCGTTGAAGTATTAAATCCTGGTAAAGGATACGATCCAGAAAATCCACCTACTGTAACATTCTCTGCGACAAATGGTGGCACTACGCCCACATATAAAATCAGAATTAGTTCCGATGTTGGTCAAATCCAGAATATTACTAAAAGTAATATTTGGGACTATTGGCCAGATACAAATATGGGAACTTTTAGAGTTCCTGACTTAATTGCAAAAAGAATTGTTGGCAATGGTCCCGTTTATGGATCAAATACACCAAACGTTGGTAACTCTGAACTAGGAGTTGGTATCAATACCATTGATGGTAATTGGTATATGGACAAGAATACTCAGAAGAACCAATTTTCTCTGGGCAACATTACTACTACGGGATACACAAATGTTGTTGAAACTGTAGAAGCATCGATTATTGGTGCTCAGGTTATTGATGTAGAATTGCAAGAAAAGAAAATTGCTGGTGCTCCACAGCACTCGCACTTCTTATTACACTCTGAAGCACCACAAGATACACCATCTCCACAGGCAGTATCTGGTGACAGATATACAGTATCTTACAAAGCATCTACTGGTAAAGTTAATAGTTTCTTACCACCAGGCGGTATTGCATACAACCACACTCACGTTCTATCTAAAGCACCTATTTTGGATGGCAGTGTTGGAACATATGACATTTATAACTGGAGTGGTGGTGATCAAAACTCTGGATCTATTAAAGAAGAAGGTTACTACTATGCTTCTGGTGGTGCAGGTGCTGGTTCATATGTTGAACAAACTGATTATGGAACACCAACTAATAAAAAGTTTACTAGTGTCAGTTTAGTCGGTGGCAGAACAATTACAACGGATGGTGTTCCCATTTATGCCACTACAGATGTAACATATAGTAGTGCTGGAAACTATACAGCATCTGTTCCTGGTGATATTGATCAGGCAACAGTTACATTAGTTGGCGCTGGTGGTTCTGGTGCATCATATTCCACTGCTGGAAATAATGGTGGTGGATCAACCTTTAAGATTGGTAATGGCACTCCACTCACAATGACTGCTGGTGGAGGATCTGGTGGTGGTGCTGCTAGCACAAACTCTGGTGGAAATGGTGGTGGTGCTGGAACACAATCTATCACAGGCACATTCTCTGGTGATGTAGTTACTACACAAAATGGAACTGGAAGTGGTGGTAATGGTGGAGACGGTGGCGATGGACCATACTGGAATGTTAATCTAGAAGACACTAGTGTCGTTCCTACTAATGCAGAAGGAACTGCTGGAGTAAATGTTACTGGAGTAAATGGAACGAAGGGAAGATCTAGGGCAGTAACATCAACTGCTGATGTTGCAACTACTTTTACATATTCTGGTGGAACCGATCAAACATATACTTCAAATCCAAGCAACAGTAATTATGGCATCATTTCACTTACGTTCGAGTTAGCAGGTGGTGGTGGTAGAAACTGCGGAAACTTTGGTGGCAATGGTTGTGGTACTGCTGGAACTGGTGGTGCTGGTAGATATTTTAAAGTAAACTACGGCAATCCTACATCAGGAACAGTATTTAAAATTCAACCAGGACAATTTGGTAGAGCATATGCTTCTCAAGCAAATGCTGTACACTCTGGTAAAGGTGGAATAGCTGGTAATGGATATGGTAGTAATGATGGTGGTGGTGGAGGTGCTGCTACTCTAGTCAGATTACAGTCTGGTAACGTTATTATCGCTGGCGCCGCTGGCGGTGGTGGTGGAGGTGGATTTGGTGAGGGAAGTTGTGGTCAGAATGGTAGAAACAACCCCAACCCAGGTGATACCGTAATTGAAACCACACAAACATTGTTCACTGGTGGCGGTGCTACTGGTGGTAATTATGGTTGCACAGGCGGCGGCGGTGGCGGCGGAGGCGGCGGATGTGGTCGTGCTGGTGATAACGCTGGTGGGTCAGCGGGTTCTGGTGGCGGTGGATCAGGTGGTCACGAAGAAGGATATGGTGGTTTCCGTGGTGTTTCTGCTGTAAGATCTGATTATTTCTCTAGCGTTGTTTCTCAGGGAAATACTAACACTGGTGATGGATATGTTACTGTTACGCTTAAAGAAGATAGGGGTTATTGGACTTCTGGTGGAGGCGGCGGAGGATCAGGTGGTCTCCTAGTATCACAAATCCCAGCAACTGCATTTGCAGGACAATCCTCCGTTGCAATTACTGTTGGTGAAGGTGGTGCTGGTGTCAGTAATGGTGGCACTAGTTCTTCTGCTGGTTCTGATGGTTACGCTAAGATTAGTTGGCAAACTATTACTGGATATGAAGGCGGAACAGAAAGTATTTCCATTGGTGATGTATTCATTGCTGGATCTGGTAACCAAGATAATGGTGTAAATTTCTATTCATCTGGTGTTGGAACCAACTCAACTAATGGTTTTAAACTACCAACAACACAAGTTCCAACAATTGTATTTGAAGGTGGTGGCGGTGGATCTGGTGCTGCTGCAACAGCTCAGGTTTCTGGAAATAAAATTTCTAGCATTACTTTAACAAATAGTGGTAGTGGATATACGCAGGCACCACGAGTTCGTATCTTAAATGGTGCGGGTGTCAATAACTATGCTACAGTTGGATTTAGTGAAGTTACTGGTCAATTGGAAGGATTAACTCTTGTCAGTAGTGATGAACCAACAACATATCTGAAATTTGGTGGCACTCAATCAACTAGATTTGTTACACTAGCTACAGTTGATGCTTCTGATATTACGAGACTTACAGTTAAAGCAGCAAGAGGTAATAACAAGAATGGTGGAGAAACTCCAGAAAATGGTGGTGATGAACTTTTACTATATTACAATACTGATGAAAGTTTAAATTTCCCAAGTTCTGGATTTATTGGAACTTTGGTTCCAATCCCAACCACAGCACAAATCAATTCTGACTATGATGGAACAGGCACGGGAGGTAATCCAACAAATTGGTATACTTACAGTATTGATCTTCCAGAAGCTGCTAAAACTGAAACAACCAGATTTTCTATCAGACAGACAAGAGGACAAGGAACAGATCAGAGCACAAACTCTGACCACTATGGTATTCTTGAAGTTACATATGAAAATGATTTAACAACCGAATTAGTATTTGTTGCTGCTGAAGGTAAAATGCCAACCTCAGGAGATAAGCAAACATATTCTGTTGGTGGCGCAGCAAACTCTACATATACATCTGGTATTTTTGCTAATGATTTGACATTAACACTGTCATCTGCAACTCCAATTATTCCAACTGCTGTTCTAGATCCAGATCAAGTTATCCCTTTGATCGAACCATACTTCCTAGTCAAGTATCTAATTAAAGCATTCTAAATAGAAGGAGCACATAGTATATTCGCCTCTCATGGGTATTGTAGCAAATAGTAATGTACCAAATTTGGTCATTCAATTGAACTTGATGGATCGTGCCATTGTTTACAGGGGCATCATGAAGACTGTTCCTGATACTTATTGGACCGATACTGTTCGTCCTAAATTGTATCCTCTGTGGGATACTGAAAAGGATCGTTTGGTTGAATTTACTTGGTATGATAACAATACTTACCATGTGCAGAGACGCAAATTCATCAAAAATTTCAAGACTGGTGAATATGAGTGGAAAGATTATGAGATGGAGCAGTCTGATGTAGAGGCTGCTAGATCTTTCTATGAGTTTTTAAAAGAAACTTTCCTCAATATTGAGCAACTACAGAATGAAGAGTTCCAAGAAGAAATGGGACGCATGTATGGTGAGGTTAGATCTGAAACATGGTTCACTGTTCGTCTTGCTCGCAACTTCTTACTTCAAGAAACTGATTTTGCAATGCTTTCTGATAGCCCACTATCAGATGAGGTCAAAGCACTATACACAACTTATCGTCAGAAACTGAGAGATCTTCCTGCACTATTTGCAGATGTTACTGACGTAAAGACTATCAAGTTTCCAATGTCGCCCGATGCATTTGTCAATGTATATAAGGTAAACAATCCTGATGCAGTTTATCTTGATACTGAAGATCAGTGGACACTACCTGCTCACTTCTTCTATACTCAGTTCAAGGATAAGATGGTAAGATATCTCATGGTTAGAGATATTACTGATAGAATGTATACTGATGCGATGATCCGTGCAATGAGAGAAAATCCTGTTGCACTTGGAGTTGAAGGAACACCATGGAGCAACCAACATCAAAACCTAGATAGTATCAAACGATCATTAGATGATCTTATTTCTAGAATTGACAACGGAGAGGATGTAGTATGATCACCGCAATCGAAAGTCTATCTTCATTTGAATTAGCAGGTAGTCATTGTGCAATGAACAATGTATGCCTATTGCATTTTGAAAATAAGAAATTTTCTGGATTTGATGATGCTAAAAAGCAAGCATGTCTAGACTTCTATGCTGATTATGTTCCTGATGATATTATTTCTATCATGGGAGCAGAAAGAGACTGTGCCATTGAATATAGTAGCGAAGAAGTTGCAGTTTTAAATGCATCTGAGTGGTTTCCACCACAATCATATTGTAGTGATCCAGATTTCTATTTTAGAGTGTTAGTCTTTGATCAAAATGCTAACATTGTATTTGAGAACACAAATCCACCAGCATCTGAGGGTTGACAATGGGTTCACCTCATGCTAATGTGGCGAGACACTTGTAAAACAGCATGAAAGTCCCCACACAATATGAACTGACGCATCTGCAACTGCAAGCGATGCTCCGTGATCACAATATTCCAGAAAGTGAACTAATGTATTGTGGTGAACGTGAGTATACCACTGAATACCAAGCACATCCAGAATACCATGGTTATATGATGCATTGGTATTTGGTTGCTGGTGAGCATGAAGTCCCAGTGTGTGACATTGCATCTGTAGATCGGGTGGACGATGAATGAACTGTCACAGGGGGTCTTCGGACCCCTTTCTCATGCCCTATACTATTCTCATCAACGACGCACCGCATGACCCTGACCCTTCGCCCCCACCAGCAGCGGATGCTCGATGCTCTGC